AGTTTGGTCGGTTCACTCATATTGCGTATTCCCTGGGCGAATTCATCGAGCATATCTTCGAGTCCTAATTTTTGAAGGTTCTGAATCACACCGTGAAACGCTTTTGCAGGGTCAAAAGCAAAACCTTCGCACTGATATAACTGAATGATTGCATAGATTTTGTCTGTCATCTGATCGATATCAATCACATCGCCCGGCGTAATATTGATATATCCCAATTGTGCCCAGGTTCGGTAATCAACACGATCTTCATTTTCCAATACCTTCGATTCGGGTATCCAAAAATGAAACTTAGCAACCGGATGACCGTTGATATCCGGGAATAAAAGCGCGAGAGCATTGATATCGACATGTGAAGCGATATCAAAACCGGCATAACAAATTTTCCCGATCAGATCTTTATCAGTGGTGCCGTAATCACACGCCTTAATCCGCTCATCCTTAATCCATGTTTCGGGTGCATCAACCCATAGGTTTAGATTTTTTGTTTTAAAGTTGGCTTCCTGAAGCGGTGAATTTAAAGCTGCTTTGAATTCCAACCGCAATTTATCAAGATCGACAGACACGCCAATGTTTGGGTTTGCTTTATACCATGCGGCTTCATCTTTCCAATTGTCACCCTCATCGAGCGTGAAGATAAAAGCAAGGATATCATCCTGTTTCTTAATGCCTTTTAAGATATCCATGCACAAAATTCGATAGGTATAACAGGGTAAAGTCTTATCTTTTCCAGCTGTCGTGATGATAAAAGTAAGCGGTTGTTTACGGTTTACCGTTCCTGATCGTAGGTTATCGAACGTATCGTTATTTTTCCAGATATGATACTCATCGATGATGATGCCCGAACCGTTTGCGCCTTCGATACTATCACTGTCACGCCCGATCGGCTGCATTTTACTGGCCGTTGATTCGATGCTGATGTTACGGCGAAGGATGTTTGCACGTGAAACGAGTGCCGGACTTTTGCGGATCATCTCTTTTGTTTTGTCGAAACAGATCAACGCCTGGCGTTCGATGGTAGCAGCGCAATAAATTTCAGCTTCATTCTCACCATCGAAGTAAAGCATGTAGGCAGCAATGGCAGCCGCGAAGGTTGTCTTTCCGTTTTTCTTCGCAATTTCTGTATAAACATAGCCGAAACGGCGGGTCCCTTTGGCAGTTTTCCACCCGAAAGCAAGGTAAATTATCAATGCTTGCCAGTCTTCGCACTCAAAAGGCACCCATCGTTTCTTATCCGGGCAATGATTCAGCAGCGTAAAGAAGGCGAAAACCTTTGCGGCGGCTTTGCGATCGAAGTAAAAACTACGTTCAGGGGCGGTGACCAGGTCGTTAACGTGCCTTTCAACTGCCAGTTTGATGTTAAGACAGACCAGTTTTTCACCGGATTGGATTTGTTGAATGTATTTTTCAGCGAGTTTGCAGGACATTGGAAGGTTTTAGGGAATTAAGAAAATAAGAATCTTTCGTTTTCTTGGATGATGGTAGTAGTGAATGGAAATCCATTTTCAGGAATCTTCTGAATCACTTCGATCAAACCCGACGAAGAGGTGAATATGATGTGCTTTTCGTTGTTAAATGATATCTGAAGATGCAGACATTTACCAGATCCTTTCTCTTTGAATACCTTCGAATCTTCAATCTTAAAGTGATGCACAACGATTTCGCGATTCAGGATCTTCGACATTTTTATCTTATCACCTTCGAAGCCTTTCGCAGTTGGCTGGATATTGAATTGACTAAAGTTTTTCATTCAATAGTTTGTTAATTAGATTTATACTGTTGCAATGCATAGCCCAACCCTTATAACTTGCAATTGATTTGTCGTTCTTATTCTTGATCAGCATCCGGGCAAAATTCTTCTTGATGCTTTTTCTCAGCAGGGTATGGGTATGCATGAAAACGTAACCGACAAAATCAATTCCACGGCTGGAAACAGGAAATACCTGGTAATTATTTTTGATGGTAAGGTTTAGTTTTTCAGTCATGTACGATCTGATTTCAGATAGCAATTCGTGTAAATATTCCTTGCTATCAGAAAGGATTACGATGTCATCAGCATACCGGAAGTAATATTTAACCCCTTTGACTTCCTTGATCCAGTGATCAAAATAAGTCAGGTAGAAGTTTGCAAAGTACTGCGATAGATAATTTCCAATTGGCAGTCCTGAAGTGCTGTCAATGATCTCATCCAGTAACCAAAGCAGATCATTGTCTTTAATTTTCCGGCGTAATAACACTTTCAAAATAGCATGATCGACGTTCGGATAAAACTTCTTTATGTCGAGCTTCAGACAATACCGGGTACCGGTGGTTTCTTTCAATGCTTTTTTAACCGCGTTGGCTGCTGCATGAATTCCCTTACCCTTAATGCAGGAATAAGTATCCGCCGTGAATGTGGAAATAAAAATAGGTTCTAAAATATTCATAATAGCATGATGGGTAATCCGGTCAGGGTAATAAGGCAAACGAAATATTAACCGTTCCTTAGGTTCAAAAATCCTGAAGGTTGTGTACTGAGATGTTTTATAAGTCTTATTTTTCAGCACTTCATGAAGCTTTAAGATGTTTTGTTCCTTGTTTTTATCATGAAGTATCACACCAGGTTGTTTTGATTTCCCTTTTCGTGCAATTAAATCCGCTAATTGCAGGTTTTCAATGCTGTATATCCGTTCAAATAAGTTGTTTATCCTTTTCATGCCTTTGCTTTTAAAGATCGTTTTCACTTTTTTGTTACCAACGCTCATTTTAAATTTTTATTTTTTGCCGTGGTGGCAGGGTTTACGCTGCAAAATATTGCATAGGTGAGAACTGACGTTCGTATTCGTGTTCGTATTATCGTAATTCGTATTCGAAAAACTGAAACCTGAAGACAAGACTGACAGCACTGGCAGCGTACAACCTTCAATATTTATTCGGAGTAAAGAAAATACTCCCGGTATTCGGCCTTAAATTGTTCGGCTACAAACATTGCCTTTTCTGATGTATCAGTGCAAAGGCGAGAACCGATGCCCGTATGCGTGTACGTACCATCGTAACCCGTACCCGAAAAACCGAAACCCGAAGACAAGACCCTATACCAGGGATAATACTTGTACTGACTCCAATCATTCCAATCGGTTACCCATCCATCGTTGATTGCTTTGAAAATTATCATCAGCTTATAAGCAGCAATAATAGGTTTGCCGAATTCGGCGGGTATCATTGATACATCAGGAAGATGTTTAGGATCTAATGCCAATTTTGTGCAGGCATCTTCAAAGGTTTTGATAGTCTTGAAATCAAACTTCACTTTGTTTTTTTTCGTTTTTGTTGTCATGATTTTAAATGTATTAGAGTAAAAATTGTTTGTAGATGTCGCTGAATTGTGCGGCTGCATAGTCTGATTTTTCACGTGATTCAAAGCAAAGGCGAGAACCGACGCTCGCAGCCGCGCTCGTACTAACGTAACCCGCAAACGAAAAACCGAAACCCGAAGACAAGACCCTGAACCATGGGTAATATTTGTACTGATCGCTATCGCTCCAGTCAGGTGTCCAACCCTGGTTGATGGCTTTCGAGATTACCTTCAATTTCTTGTAGGCAATTTCATCCGTCAAATCCAACTCGTTAAAAACTAAAACAGGATTAATCCTCAATTCAGTACATGCATCCTCAAAGGTTTTAATATCTTCAAAACCTTTTTCTTTAAAGCATTCTTCACCAAATGCTTCTGTTAATTGTTTTTGAAACCATTCCGGTGATTCCGGATAGATCCGCTTTGCTTGTTGTTTTTCAATTGTTAATGACATGATTCTAATTTTTAGATAGTTAAAATAAAATATTTATTCTTTGTTTAATTTTTCCATCAAAGCCGCAAACGGATCTTTCTCATCCTCTTTTTCGGCCTTCAATTTCATTCTTGATACAGGTGAAAATCCAAAGTCTGAACCGATCCGGTTCGTTATCTCAATCATTTCGCGGTAAAGTTTGATATGCAGATTTGGAGTAACCTTCGTGAGATACATCACGTCATCTTTTTCAGTGTAAATCTTCAAGAACAGCTCTTTTTTCATCTCCTTCATGCAGGTGAAAAGGATATCCAGGGAACCAGCATAAACAACCAGCTGTTCAATATCCATATCAGTAAGCAGCTTCAGCTTGATCAGCTGGTTCGCTTTCAGGATGAAGATATCTTTTGCCCTTTTCGATTGAAGCACTTTGAAGTTTTTCAAATCGACAATCTGATTTATTTCAGATATCTGATTTGCTTCAATTGTTGGCTTCATCCGGCATGGCTGATCTGTTCCCCTGAGAACTTTTAATTGATTCGGTAACGGCTTCCTTCCTTTCATGATTTTCTCCAATTTTGCACGTGGTAACGATTTTCTTGGGTGCGGTCGTGGGGATCATGCCCTGTAGCGATTTACCCCGCCCCCCTATATTATTATTTATAAATCTGTTAACATATAGCTAAGATATCTTAACTAACATTCAACTTTGCACAACTATTTAACATAGTTCGATATACAGTAAATTCAGTGTATACCTTGAATTGATTTAAGGACTTGCAAGAATTTCAATGTTCTTTGCAGGTTTTGAAGCGATCTGATAAGCTTTGTCAATAAACCTAAGGGCGTTGGCTGACTCTCTATTTTCGAGAGCTAAAGCGCGGATATAGATCATTGTTGTATTAGGGTTCGTGTGTCCTAACATCTGTTGTACTTCATACACGCTTGCACCGGCACGAACAGCACACATAGCAGCCGTATGTCTCAATGAGTGAGCCGTTATGTTCTTACTGTTGATATTGATAGAATGCAGTGCGGTCATAACTATATCACTGATTGTCTGTGTACTGATACGCTTACCTGATACCTGACCACATCGGGCGAACAGTGGTGATCTATCCATCATCATATCACGATCGTTCAGGTAGTCAACCATAGGTAGTGCTGTACTATCTGTTATACATACTGTTGCATCCTTTTCATTACGTCCCTTACGTTGTATGCGCAACTCATATCCTGATGCATTCATGATCAGATCACTGTAGTCGAGTGTAGTAACTTCCACACATCGCATACCAGTACGGACCATCAGGTTAATGATTGCATAGTTCCGCTTCTGGATCAGTGTATCAGTATGCATTGATTCGAGTAACTGAGATACCTGGTCAAGTGTGAGGTAACCGCGCCGATGTTCAGTCGACTTCCTTAACCGCTTAATACCTAATGAAACATTCGGGTGTATCTCTTTGAATGACAGGTAAGCAAACAACATCTTAACCGATGTCATATAACTGTCAACTGTTGTCACGCCTCTGGTTTTCGATAAGTACTCACGATACATCAACAGGTGTGCTTTAGTTGGAGACTTCAGATCACCATGTTTCACCATCCATTCAACCCAGGTGCTTAATGTTTGCCGATAGTTCGATATCGAATTAGGGCGACAATCGCGCTCACTCAGGAATTCTTCAATTAGGACGTTAATAGGTTTGCAGGTATTCATAACTTAACCGGTTTTGTTTTGATATAATCAACACATTGTGCGTGAGTTCCTTCATACATATCAGGCATAACGCAATACTTACCTGACCTTAGATATTTAATATACATGGCTTATTGATTGAATCTTAATCCGAATTCCTTAACTAATAAACTCATGGTGAATTGATACGCTCTAATATTGGCTTCCGATTCCATTTTTAGAGCATCATCTTTGGTAGCCCGTGCAAGCGTTACATGACCTCTTTCTTCTGTCACTTTGATTTGTAACATAAAATAAACCTTGTATGCATGTTCTATCATGACTTTGTGGTTGTTTCCTCTTTCGGTTTGGAGCTGTAAAACTTCGATTGAGCGCCACAACACTTCTTTTGCTTCTTACCGCTTCCACATTCACATAATGCATTCCGGTTAGTCTTTAGCGAGAGCATTGGTGAACCATCTCCCTTGAAATAAGTGACCATTCGTATTTTTCTGTTCATGACTTATTATTTTGTTTTAGGTGACTTAGTGCATTTCCAACATCCCCAACATTGCCATTGCCAGTGAAGTCAGGTTTTATATAATACCTTGTTGCAATTAGGGTTAACAGGAGGATTAAACTTTTCGTATTTCATTTGAAGTGCGTTTTATCCTTTGCTGATTTCTTCGAGTGACACTTGTAGCAGTGCGGTTGCCAGTTGGCAGGGTCCCAGGGATCGGCGCAAACATCTTTCGGGATGATATGATCCGTTACCTTCGCCGGGGTGAGTATTCCGGCTTTCTGGCAATCGCGACATAAAGGGTTTTCAGCTAAAAAACGTTCTGAAGCCTTTCTCCATGCCCATGTATGATAGAACGGATCACGTGGACGATTGGCAATGCCGGTAGCCACCGATGGTACCCATGGACGGGCGGATCTCCTCGGTCTTACTGGCATAGCTCTTCAAAGATTAAACCATTGTGCTCACAAAACTGATTATAGTAAGCAGTCAGGTAATGTTTAAGATCAACTTTCCGAACACCTTGATAAACCGTTGAATGATTGCGATTAACTACAATTCCTATTTTAAAATCGCTCGTTTTCGGAAACATTTGTTGCGCCACCTTGTAGTAAATCAACCGTGCATTGGCAATTGCGGCCTTTCTGCTTACGGATTTTAAATCTCTTAGAGAGATATTGAAATAGGAAGATATTACGATTAACAGATCGTGAAGGGTAACAACTTCAATTTTGAAACCAATTGAGCGAACTTCAACCGAACGGCCTTCTTTGATGGCACGGCTGATACCAAGATTCATTCCATCGGTGATACCGTAATCCTGGTATACCACCGTTTTGGTTGCAAGAGATCCCCAGGCAAAACCAATTAACATTCCTAAATTGCGTTCATCTTCATCAGCTTCGTTCAATACCTGAGTATAAATCAGATGTGATGCATAAGGCGCTTCACCTCTCAGGATGCTATCTTTCAGACATCTTAACGCGTAAGCCTTATTCCGGATCTGTTCGGTTATGCTTTCGGCCTTCCACGGGCTTTCAATCACAACAAGTTCTTTAGTTTCAGTTTCCATCTGTTAAACTTTAGTGTAGGTTAAACTTTCAATCTCAGGACGAGACCTGTAACCACCCGTACTAAGCCATTTCTGATAAGCGGGTGTCGCTTCGATTTTCAATAAGGTCCATTCATCGCCGTCAAATTGTGGCTTTCTTCCCTGGCGAAACTTTATGATATTCGGGAAACGGCAACCATTTGCAGCAAACTGTTCGTTTTTTTCGGGCGAATACACCTTGTCATTGTTGGTCTTCTTGATCCTATCAATCAATGAAATGTTATAGGATTTCAACCAGTATTCTAATCTTTTCATTGTGACTCTCTGACCCTTGTCGTATTCATCCAATTTCCCTTTTCTGAAACATTCATCCAGGTACTGAAGACGCCATTTTGGATAGTAGTTTCGGAGTGCATAGATCAACCGGTTGAATAGGTAATCGAATTCAGACTCAGGTGCAGTGGTAGTGACTTTTTGACCAAAATCAAGCATCAACTTTAAAATCTCATCCCTGATGATCTCTTTCAAATTCGGGATTGGTATCTCATCGATTTGAACACTGAAGTAAGGATTATCTCGTGTCATACTCTTTCGTATTTAGGCATTATACAATCAGATTTGTTTGCAGCACTTTCAAACTCCCTTTTTTTCTTAAACCAGCTTATGAAGTGAGATTGTAAATCGTATCGGTTGCGGCCTTCAATCATATCTCGGTCACGGATGTCGATTAGGAATTCTTTGGCCTTTTCGGTCAAGATTTCAACCTCTGATTTCAGCTGCATTGCTTTTGTTTCGAACCAAGATTCAGAATGAAGGAATTCAATCGTTTCGGAATTTGAAATTTTATTTTCAATTAGAAAGTTTTCGAATGTGAGTGTGTTTCCTTTACTTTCCTTTACTTTACTTTCTATACTTTCCTTTCCTTTACTTTCCTTTACTTTACTTTCCTTTATAGCATTGCGATTTAATTCCGTGTCTAATGCGTTCGCATCCGTTTTTGATGCGTTCGCATTTTTACCGCATTGCGCCCACCGTAACATAGCTGATCCTTTGGCTCTTTTCGATTTGGCGTCACGCTCATTTAATCGCCTCTCTATGCTCAACGAGCCAAAAAAACCTTCTTTTATCACAAATAAGTTGAAATCCGAAATAACACTTCTGACAATCGATTCATCCTTTCGCAAATCATACGCAATGCCTTCACAATCTAATCGCAATGCGTTCGCATTCGAATAAAGGTCCTCAATAAGCGCCCAAAAAATGCCGTAACCTTCCATTCCCCACTTCCGGATGAGCAACTTTATATTCTCATCCGACCTGGTATTATAGTCATGCGAAAAATAGAATGTGTCTTTCATTACTATCCGTTTATAATTTTTCTGAAGAATACTTTATCTTCTGAAGTGATCGGTCGTGTGACAATGTTGATCGACTGAAGAATTACCCCTTCGCCCTTGCATTTCGGGCAATCTTCCACCTTCGATTCATTAGGTACAAACTGATTATATTCAATTTTCTGACCTGATCCCTGGCAATAACCGCAAATAACCATACGACTCTTATTGTAGCTGATATGTTCGGCGCGGTTCATTGTGCGACAGATTTAGCAAGGTACTTTGCCCTTTTTTGTGCTGAAATTTCGGCGCTGTGAGTCAGGCGGTATACTCGCGAATAAATAATTTTATCAGCACGTCCGGCTTTGCGATAAGCAGCAGTTAGCATATCCTTTTGCGCCTGTGATGCTGCGATGTAAGGTTTCTTTGTCTTCATGGTCTTCTTGTCTTGTTAAAATCCCCGGCGCCGGTCTGGCTAACCGGATACACCGGGGAAATAGTTAAATTCAACGATAAACTGAGCCGGGTAAGGGAATCGAACCCTCGATGTTTCAGCACTCCGATTTAACAGATCGGCGCTTATTGCTCTGTACCAACTGAGCTAATCCGGCAGGTGCCTGGACCCTATCCAGGCTTCTTTTAGTTAATATACTTGTTGGCTTTTCGCCGGTGTCATCGGTCAGTATTTAAGAAGATTGCAATCCGACCTTAACCAATGTTGCTCCGATCGCTACAGTGATCAAAAGGAATATCAGCCTTAGAATAGTCAGCTTATCATTATCGGCAATGATCCATATCAATTCAATAGCTATCAATATGATCAGGGCACCAAGGAAAACGGAAAGTATTCGGTGGAATTCATTTTTCATTGTTCAGGTCTATTTTTGGTTAAAGTCAAATTCACGCGTTATCAAAAACTTGTCAAAATCAGCCCTGAGGCAATATACACCCGACGTCCTACCACCTTTGCCAATTGGTTTCCAGTCTATTTTGGAATTCATCCGCGCTTCATAGGCAATAGGTTTATCATATTGCTTTTTGATTTGTGCGAGTGTGATTGTAGGCTTCAATAATCCAGCCTCTTCACGTCCACGGTTGGCGCCAAATACTGCTGCACCAATCACTAAGTTGGTAAGGCGGTCGGAGTCGAGTGTAATATTCATGGCTATTCTTCGATTATTGCAATGTCAGGGCAAAGGATTTTGATTTGTGCAATTTCTTTATCTATTACACTATCTCTTATTTCTTCCATTGTCTGATTAGCAGCTGGTGAAAGAAGAATAAAACCAATTTCGCGCCCATTTACATTTGCAAATGTTTCAACTTCCAATTGTTCAGCAGGAACGCCTTTAAAAAGCGGGATGATCAACGTGAACGCTTTGGGTAGGTTTGAATCAACAGTTTGTGCAAACTTGTCAGTTCTGTCGCCGTTCTCTTTAGCTGATTTTTCGATGCTATTATTAACGGTTGCAGTGAAATTCATAAGCTCAGTAACAAGGTGCATATTTTCACTTTTGTCTGTAAAAAACGCACGGTTCATCTTGAAAAACAATCCCAACTGAGTAGGAGTCCAAACCTTACCGTTATTGATTCCGAACTCTTCAAACTTAGGATAGGTCTCTAATTTTGCCAATACCTTGCCACCGAAATAAGGATCGTTTTCCCAAACGATTAACTGAATTTGGATGGCCTCGCGACTCACAATTATGTGACATTGTTTCTGATTGATCTGGTCTGGCTGATCAGCTCGTTTGGAAAGAAATTCAGTTACGGTTCCGATTGTGCCTGATATATTAATTGGCACAGGCTTCAAATTCGGAAGTTCATCAGGCGCTTTGCCTTCCCGGATTATATATTCTCCAGGTAATGCGAAAAGATTTTTTTCAGTATTCATAATTCGTAATTATTAATTCGTAATTAATTAATCGTTAGTGCCAGTTTTGGAATTCATATTGATGGTCCGTTGGCCTTCATCAGGGCGCATGGCGCGCTCTTCGATTAGAAGACCTTCAGCATTGTAGAAGCCAACCTGTTTGTTGTCGAAATCGACATATTTAAAGCAGTCTTCAGTGACCAGTTCAGCCTTGTTTTTAATCAGCTTCAGCAGGCGGGTTTTCGAAGTTTTGAGCGGCGACATTTCTTCTTTCAGCAATGCGTTTTGCTCTTTCTTCTTTGTTTCGATATCGTCAATCGAAATAGCGGTTTCCGACAGTTCGTCTTTCATTGTCGATACTTCATCGGTAGAAAAAGGCTTCATATACCGCTTTTCTTCCACCTTCTCGCAGTTATCGCGAAGGAACTGAACCCGTTTAGCTCCCTTGTAGTCTTGTCCTAAAACTTTGTCCATAGCGTAGTTATTAAAATATTAATTGAATAAAAAATTCTCTGAATCTGAATCGCTCCGGCGTGATGATCGTGCGGAGCGCGAAGATGTTCGGCAACGCTGAGCGCGTTGAATTGAGTTATTATTTGAAAATATTGATGGTGATAGGATCAGCAGTAGAACTCCGATTTGAAGCATCTTCCGGATATTGATCTGAAATACATTTTCGCAATACCAGTTATAAAGCTCGATTTCATTCTGCACATCGGTTTTCTCGTAAATGTTCCGAAAGTGGACCGATACAGTATCGAGGCTACGTTTCATCTTATCAGCGATCTCTTTGCGTTGAAAGCCTTGCATTTTAAGGCGAACAATCAGATCTTCGGTTTTAGTTAGCTTATTCATGCTCTGGTTGTTTTGCGATTGCTTCAGAAGACAAAACCGCCGACATTGCGAAAGACAAACCGGCAACAAACCATTGATGCGATGCACCTCCCCAAGCGGCCAATGTTGCCCAAATACCGATTGCAAGAAAAATTAAGCTGAAAATTTTACTGGTAGTTTTCATGGTAATTATCGTTAGCAGATAAATAAAATTTAGTTTTCTTCAGAGAAGAATGGTTCACCTGTCCAGGCATCAAGTCCCATTGCTTTGAATACCGAAACGATGATATCCTGACGTTCGATATTGATAGTTGCCCGGCCTAATTTCATATTGTTGAAATTTTGGATATAAGGTATTTTACCCCTCTTCATAATGATTTCGCGGGCTATATTCTTATCATCATTCGATAGCTTATTATAGGCCCGGCTGAATGGAATTAGCCTTGTTTCGGGTGCCTTACGTTTTGTATAAACCCTTTTTTGTGCCTGGGGAGAAGTAACCGTATCAGGGTATTGTTTTGGCATTTTTAATTTTGTTTATTTGTAATAGATAATTGACACTGCAAATATATACTAAAGTATAGTTAACGCAATACTTCAGTATAAATATATTATACTGAAGAACAAATTTAGAATAATTCTAAATATATATGATTGATAGAGAGGTAAATAAACGATTTAACCGATTAATCGAATATCTGGGGTATGCCGATGTTAACAAAAACAATAAACTTGACAAATCGGGGTTTGCTCAATATATTGGAGTTTCAGCGGCTACAATTGGACAAATTATATCAAATCAAAAAGGAATTGGTTCAAAGGTTTTAACTGCTTTAAGCGCTAAAAATCCGGAGATTAACACCAATTGGATATTAACGGGCAAAGGCGATATGATCAATCAGAAAACAGAACCGGTTAAAATAATTAACGAATCTATTAAACATCCATCCGGTAGGGCTGGGAGCAGCAAAGAGCGGATGATTACGAAAGAAATGATATTACCAAACGTTATTTTAGATGAGCAAAATGGAATACCGCTTATTCCAATTGAAGCAGTTGCAGGGTTTTCAGTTGGTGTCGACAATGAAGGAATAATTCAAAAGAATTGCGATCATTATATTGTTCCGGAATTCGAAGAAATCGGTGTTGAATACCTGATCAGGGTAAGTGGCAATAGCATGTACCCGAAATACAGCAACGGCGATGTTTTGGCGTGTAAAAAAATCAAAGATGTGCTTTTCTTCCAGTGGGGCAAAGTTTATGTTCTCGATAGTTCGCAGGGCGCCCTGGTTAAACGGATATTCGAGCATGAAAATGCTGACCTTGTAATATGCTCAAGCGATAATAAAGACAATTTTCCACAATTCGCAATTCCGAAATCAGACATCCGGAGCTTGAGCATTGTGCTGGGAGTGATCAGAATTGAGTAACTTTGAAAAATATTTTTAATTAACCTAATTATTATGAAAAACCTGATTTTACTTTTTATCCTGGCGTTGTTATATTCATGTGGCCCTTCCGGTGTTGGCAAATTGATTTCTGATTATGAGCAAACAATTGGATCGACAAAAACTGATTTGAATTTTAAGGTTCAAAAACTCGAAAAAATAAGGAATATAACAGTTAGAGATAGTCTTCGATATATTCAATTTCAATTAAACAAAGCCATTCAGCCAGATTCGAGATACATCGACAGCTCCCTTACTTTTAGTGAAGCGATAAAAATGGCTGATCAAATGGAGGATCTTACTGGTAAAACATTCGTCGCATCTGATGAAATAACAAAATTTGAAGCAAAGAAAGAATATAGAAATTGGGTTAGGACCAATCTCGAAGTTCATAATTTAAAATTTACGGATGATATATATAAAGGCCAGGATACTTCAAAAATTTTAGCATATATATACAAATGTACCTACACCATTAAAAACCCGTTTTTAAACGGGGCAAAACAAGAAATTACGAATACTTACTTAATAAATCAAACTCTAACTGAAATCATTAAAAAAGAAGCAATATGAAGAACCTGATCTTACTCCTAATTATTACCTGTAGTCTGTCATCCTTCGCCCAGGTCGGCAAAGATGATGTTTACTTCACCCCAAAAAAGAGCCTTACCGAAATGAGTGCAGCAGCTGACAAATCAGACCATATAATCACCTGTCTGGATAATTACCACAACGAACGCATGAACGCGATGGGGGTGGGGCTGGTAAGTCTTGCAGCTGGTGCATACTCACTAACAAATACCGAT